CAGCAGCGCTGCTGCAGCCGATGGCACCACTGCCGCCGATACCGACGATGCCGAGCGCTGGATCAGCGACAGCGCCATCGGCGCCTGGACGCTCGACGCCGGCGCGCAGTACGAGCAGTGCCGCAAGCGGCTCAGCGCTTTGATCGCCTGGTGGCCGGCGGATAGGGGACCCGAGCAATGACCGTTCAGATTGAGGTGTGGCACCTGGTGACGCTGGCGGTGACGCTGATCAGTGCCTTTGGCACGCTGGGCAAGCTGATGCTGAGCCAGCACCAGCGGCACCAGGACAGGCGCTTCGATGCGATCGAAGCCAATGCCGAGAAGGACGCGGGGCAGTGGCTGCGCGTGGAGCGCGAGATGCTGAACCTGAAGGCCGAGCTGCCCATGCACTACGTGCGGCGCGAGGACTACATACGCGGCCAGAGCGTGATCGAGTCGAAGCTCGACGGCCTGGCCACCAAGATCGAAAACGCCCAGCTTCGTGGCGTTCTGAATGGAGGACGAACTCATGCAGATTGACATGGCCCGGACCCGGCGCGAATCCTTGCGCTGGCTGATCCTGCTGACCCTGAACAACGCCCGCCCGATCGGCGCTTTCGAGGGCACGGTGTTGGCGGTGGCGCAAAGCGAATACCCGGACGCCACAGCCATGGAGCTGCGGCGGGAGTTGGACTACCTGGCAGACCGCGAGCTGGTGAAGCTGGACAAGCAGCCCAGTGGCAAATGGTTTGCCGAGCTGACCCGCCACGGCGTAGACGTGGCCGAGTACACGGTGGCCTGTGAGCCCGGCATTGCCCGCCCTGCCAAGTACTGGGTGGGCTGATGGGCCGCAAGAGCACGATCGCCAGGCTGCCAGCCGAGGTCAAGGCCTACATCGAGGGCCAGCTGGCTGCGGGCCGGTGCACGCTGGATGAGCTGATCGCCGACCTGCGCGAGCGCTTCCCTGGGCATGAGCAGGCGGGCGTGTTGCCCAGCCGAACGGCCGTGCACCGATACGGGCAGAAGCTGGAGCGGCGGCTGTCGGCCATTCGAGCCAGTACCGAGGCGGCCAAGATGATCCGGGCCCAGGCCGGCGACGACGAAGACGCACGCAGCGAAGCGCTGACAGCCCTGGTTCAGACGGAGCTGTTCGAAGCCATCCTGAACCTGCAGGAAGCCGACGACCCGGACGCGGACCCAGCGGACCGCGTATCCATGCTCAGCGCCGCGGCCAAGAACATCGCCACGCTGACGCGCAGCAGTGTGGGCCTGAAGAAGTTTCAGACCGAGGTTCGCCAGCGCACCGAGGCGGCTGCGGCCAACGTCGAAAAGATCGCCAAGAAAGGCGGGCTGTCGGCTGAGTCGGTCGACCAGCTGCGCCGCGAGATCTTGGGCATTGCTGCCTGAGTTGTTTGTTTGACCACCACCCAGAGGAAACCCATGAACCAAGTGATCAGTCCCACCGTCGGCCGCAAGGTCTGGTACCGCCCGGCCAAGGCCGACGCGTTGGGCCCCGTTCCTATGTCCTTCGCTTTCGGCAAACCGCTTGACGCCACCATCGTGGCCGTGCACGGCGACCGCATGGTCAATGTGCAGATCCTGGACGGCAACGGCCGCGCCTTCACCAAGACCTCGGTCACGCTGAAGCAGGACGGCGACGAGATGTACAAGGATCAGGATGGCGCCGAGGTGGGCGGCTATGTCGAGTGGCCGACCATCGCGAAGCCAACCAAGGCGCAGAAGACCCAGGCCATCAGCGGTGCCGAGTTGGAGGCCGAGATTCAGGCCAAGGGTCTTGCTGGGCCGCGAGTGACCAGCGACGATCTCGAATCCAACATCGTGCACAGCGAGATCGTCAAGCATGTCTCTCCGCATGGGCAAGTGTTGCGCTGGGCAGTTCTGACGACTCGCAATGGCTTCGCAGTGGCAGGCACTCCGTCTTGCGCCGTTTCGCCCGAGAACGACAACGTCGAGATCGGCGAACGCACGGCGATTCAGAACGCCAAGGCTGCACTCTGGCCCCTGATGGGCTACGAACTGCGCAGCAAGCTGGCTGCCGGCTGATGGAGCTTTCGGCCGTCCCCTTCGAGCTGCCGAACACGGCCACGAGCGCCGTGCCGGCGGCGCTCATGGCCTATCAGCAGCGGTGGGTGGCCGACCCGTCGCCGTTGAAGGTGATCGAGAAGAGCCGGCGCACGGGCCTGACCTGGGGCGAGGCCTCGGACAACGTGCTGTCAGCCGCCGCGGCGCGCAGCGCGGGCGGGCAGAACGTCTACTACATCGCCTACAACCAGGACATGACCATCGAGTACATCCAGGCCTGCGCGATGTGGGCCCGGGTGTTCAACTATGCGGCCGGCGAGATCGAAGATGGGTTCTGGGACGGCGAGTCCGAGGCCGACAAGAACATCAAGACCTACACGATCAAGTTCCCGGGCTCGGGCTTTCGGATCGTGGCGCTGTCCAGCCGCCCATCGAACCTGCGCGGCCGACAAGGCACCATCGTGATCGACGAAGCGGCGTTCCACGACCAGCTGGCTGAGCTGCTGAAGGCGGCCCTGGCCATGTTGATCTGGGGCGGCAAAGTGCGCGTGATCAGCACTCACAACGGCGCTGAAAACCCGTTCAACGAACTGGTCACCGACATTCGCGCCGGCCGTCGCGCAGGCACCGTGCACCGTGTCACCTTCCAGGAAGCGGTAGCCGATGGCCTGTACCGGCGCGTGTGCATGCGCCTGGGCAAGGAATGGTCTGCCCCTGAGCAAGCCACCTGGATGGCCGGTGTGTATTCCTTCTACGGCGATGGCGCAGCGGAAGAGTTGGACTGCGTGCCGGCGAACTCGTCGGGTGCCTGGTTGTCTCGTGCACTGATCGAGTCACGCATGAGCCAGTTCACCCCAGTCTTGCGGTGGGAATGCAAGCCAGGCTTTGAAGTACTCCCCGATGGCTTTCGGGCCGCTGAGTGTAGAGACTGGCTTGAGGCCCAGATGCAGCCCTTGCTGGAGACTCTGCCAACCGATGTGCTGAGCTTCAATGGCGAGGACTTCGGCCGCTCGGGAGACCTGAGCGTGCATGTGCCCCTGCTGCAGCATCAGAACCTGGTGCGACGCGTGCCCTTCATGGTGGAGCTGCGCAATGTGCCGTTCCGCCAGCAAGAGCAGGTCGCCTTCTACTTGCTCGACCGCTTGCCGCGGCTGATGGGCGCGGCTTTTGATGCCCGGGGCAACGGGCAGTTCCTGGCCGAGTTCGCCATGCAGCGCTATGGCGCCAGTCGGGTGCAGCAGGTGATGCTGTCCGAAGCTTGGTACCGAGAGCACATGCCGCCGGTGAAGGCTGCGCTGGAGGACGGAACGCTGACCGACTTGCCCAAGGATGCTGATGTGCTGGCAGACCTGCGTGCGATCCAGATGGTGCGCGGTGTGCCTCGGATCCCTGATGTGCGCAGCACCGGCGAGGACAAGGGCAAGCGCCACGGCGACGCGGCGGTTGCCACGGCATTGGCCTACTTTGCCAGCCGAGAAATCAACAAAGGGCCGGTCACGGCCAAGAGCCGGCCGCGCCGCTCTGGCCTGGGGCTGAGCCTGCAGGGCTACTGAGGAAACCCACGATGAAACCCCATGGCCTCTTTGTGAGCCCGACCGAGTTTGTGCGCTTCTCCGAAGGGCAGACTCGGAAGACGCTCACGGACCACATTGCCACGCGCCAGCGTTCGCCGGACTTCACGGCGCTGGGCATGTTCCTGCCCAACCCGGACCCGATCCTGAAGAAGCAGGGCAAAGACATCTCGGTGTACAGCGATCTGCGCTCCGACGCCTTGGTCGGCGGCAGCAGCCGGCGGCGCAAGGCGGGCGTGGTGAAGATGGAGTGGCGCATTGAGCGCGACAAGGCGAGCAGCCGCATGGCCAAGCTGGCCGAGGCCACCCTGCAGAAGCTGGACCTGCGCCGCGTGATGCGGGAAATGCTGGATGCGCCCTTGTTCGGCTGGCAGCCGATGGAGCTGGTGTGGTCGGCAGGCGGTGGCCCTGTGGTGCCGCTGGACATTGTGGCCAAGCCAGCCGGCTGGTTCTTGTATGACAGCGAGTCGCAGTTGCGCTTTCGGTCACGAGAAGCGCCCATGCTGGGTGAGCTGCTGCAGCCTCGCAAATTCCTGGTGCCGGCGCAGGACGCCAGCTATGCCAACCCTTACGGCTTTGCTGACCTGAGCATGTGCTTCTGGCCGACCGTGTTCAAGCGCGGCGGACTGAAATTCTGGGTGACCTTCACCGAGAAGTACGGCACGCCCTGGCTGGTGGGCAAGGTGCCCCGCGGCACACCGAGCACCGAGCAGGACAAGCTGCTCGACCAGCTCGAAGCGATGGTGCAGGACGCGGTGGCGGTGATCCCGGATGACGCCTCGGTGGACACGGTCGAAGCCGGCGCGGTGAACGCCAATGCGGACCTGTACGAGCGGCTGCTGATGTTCTGCCGCAGCGAGATCTCGATTGCTCTGCTGGGCCAGAACCAGACAACCGAGTCGAACTCGAACCGGGCCAGCGCGACCGCCGGCCTGATGGTGACCGACGACTTGCGCGACGCCGATGCGCGGCTGCTGGAAGCCGCAGTGAACCAGGTGCTGCGCTGGATGGTCGACTTGAACGAGGGCGAGGCTGCACCGGCGCCGCGCTTCGAGCTGTACGAGCAAGAGGAAGTCGACAAGCTGCAGGCGGAGCGCGACGAGATCCTGGTCAAGGCAGGCGTGAAGTTCACATCGGCCTACTTCAAGAAGACCTACAACCTGGACGACGAGGACCTGGCGCCGGAGGTGGTGCCACCGACAGTGGAAGTCGGCGTGCTTGCATCACCGCCGCTACCTGCGCCTGCTGTTCAGCTTGCAGCGCCCGAGTTTGCAGAAGCGCCGGCGCCCGCGCCTGTGCCGGATGCGTTGGACGACCTGGTCGACGCTTCGCTGGAGGACTGGGAGCCATTGGTTTCACCCATGCTGGCCCCCTTGCAAGCTGCGCTCGACCAGGCCATAGCGCAGAACGAGACCGCCGCCGAGTTGTTGGCCCGCCTGCCCGCGGTCCTGGACCTGATGGAGAGCAACGCACTGCAGGAGGCGCTGGCCACGACGGCCTTTCTGGCGCGGCTGGGCGGCGTAGCGAACCTGCCGCTGGAGCCGGGCGAGGCGGGCGACACAGATCAGCCGGCCGCTGTGCCGGCCTTCTCGGAAGCGCAGGCCTCGCCGCCACAGATGGTGGTGCATGTGCATCCGAACATCTATCTGCCGCAGCAGGCCGTGCCCGTGGTGAACAACACCATCCAGTTGCCAGAACAGGCGGCACCGCAGGTGCACGTGCAGGTCGAACCCACGCCGGTCACCGTGGCCAACCAAGTGCACCCGGCCGGTGTGACCGTGATCGACAACCACCCGACCCGCGCCGAGCAGGTGGTGGAGCGGGACGCCAACGACGAGATCACCAAGACGATCACGACCTACATCAAGGACAGCGCAGCACCATGAGGACGTTCATCGTCACCGATAAGAGTACAGGCGCGGAGGTGTACCGCTACAGCGCTGACGTCGCGATTGAGTGGCATGGCATGGCTTTCGCCACGCACGACCACACGCCTTTGCCCGAGGTGCCCGAGCAGCCGGCGCCCGCTGTGGCGAAGGTGTGGGACCGTATTGAGTACTTGCGCCTGTTGACGGCTGAAGAACGCATCGCGATCCGGGAGGCGGCCCGCACCGACCTGGTGGTGGAAGACATCGTGGACCTGCAGCGCAACGCAGGAGTGATCCGCAGCGATGACCCGGACTTGATCCGCGCGCTGACCTACTTGACGGCAGTTGGCATCTTGGCTGGCGGCCGGTTGCAGGAGATTCTGAATGGCTGAGTTCTATTGCGATATCTCGGCCATTGGCGCTGAATACGAGGCCTACTCGGACACCCCGACCACATGGGCCAAGCCACAGGACGGCAACGGCCGGGCAGGTCCAGGCCACGCCGCAGCTGTCGCCATCGGCACGATCAACTGCGCGGCTGCTTCAGCTTCGGGGGCCGGAACACTGGCCATCCTGGGTGTCACCGTATCGAGCACCTTGACGGGCGCAGGCGCGACCCTTGCGGCCAACATCGTTACCGCCATCAACGCAGCATCAGGTGCGGCAGGTAGCACCTACAGCGCGTTGCTGCTGCCGTTGAATCGACTGGTGTTCGCTCGACAGCAGCCCGGCACAGCGACGATGGTGCAGATCATGTTGCGCATCGCCGGAAGTGATTGGAATGGCTTTACGCACACCACGGCAGGAACCTGGGCAACAACACCGACGATGGGAGCCTTTGCGGGCGGTGCAGACGGCCCGTTTGCCTACCTCTACAACACGACAACGGTGTTCGGACGGGCCGCTGGAACAACAGGCACAGCCGGCCCAGGCTACGGCCTGTTCTTCGTTGCTACTGGCAGCGTTGGCGACCCTGGCGTCAATGATGTGGTGCATGTCCGCACCAGGCGCAGTGGCTCAAACCTCACCGCGGCAACCTGGTCAACAAACGGAGCGGCTTCGGCCACGTGGAAAGCACGCAACTATCTCTTCGACAACGGAACCGTCTGGGCGGGCGACAACGGCCGGCTGACTACCGCATTCAAGAACACGAACGGCTCGACAGTCATTTCTTCTTTTGCAGTACCGGCATCGAGCGGGGTTACGTTGTGCTCGCGCGAGAAATACAACTTCGAGTTGCAGCTTGCTGTCACGGCCTCGACAAACGGAACGTTTCAGCTGGCTGTCTTTCCCTCATCATCTGGCGCTTTCTTCGCTTTCAACAACTGCCGACTGGTTGAGGCCAGCGACAACTTGCGAAACATCAACGTCAGCGCTGAATCAGGCTCTTCAGTCAACTCAACACTTGATCTCGGCAACTCGCTTACTCAGTGGCGCGGGCAGATGCGAAGCCTGTTCAGCTCTGGCTTGAACCCAACAGGCTTGCGTATTGTGCTGAACGGGCATGAGACGGAAGTCGTGGCAGCGAGCAATGCGCTCGGTTCGACCATCGCGATCAGCGGCGCTGGCGCCATCAGCCCGACCATCGAATGGGTCGGCGGCGAGATTCGAGACTCTCTGGCCGTCTATCGCTGCGCCAATCCGATCTCCGCCAACACTGCGATCGACATCGACGTGCTGATCGACGGTGTGATCGGCGTGACCGACCCCTCAATCGGCTTCGCGGCGAGCACGGTGCGTCGCGGTCGTTTGCGCTGGAACCAGCCTGAAGGCCCGACCAAAGGATTCCGCTACGAGAGCCCGCAGTTCGTCGTGGACTGGAAGGGCGACGGCACCTTCCCCTTTGAAGGGGCTGCCGCCGATCTGCGCGGCTTCAACTGGTCGCATCGCATTACTTGGAATTCGGTGCCTTCTGCGCAACTCGGCATCACGCCGCTGCGACTCAGCCGCTTCAATCGCTCGGCGGCGAGCACGAAGACGGTGACGGCGAAGCTCTATGTGCCCGATGCAACGACGTTCTACCTTGACGAGATGGAGTTTGCGGTCAGCTACATGGATTCGTCTGACGTGTGGCGCACCGAGATCGTCGGAGGCGCTCGCACCCAGCAATTCGCAAGCAGTCGGATTGCATTGCCGGCCAGCCCGGCAAGTTGGACTGCCAACGGCGTGGCCGGCTTCAGCGCCAAGCAGATCGAGTTCGTGACGGCTTACCCGGTCAAGCAGAACTCCGAGATCGTCGCTCGACTCACGCTCTGCAAGCCTCGTGCAACGCCGTTGACCTTTTACGTGTCGCCTGAGCTGGGGGTTGCATGACATCGCTCGTGGCTCTGTTCGATAGCCCAATGATGTGCAGCCGGGACATTGATGTGCCCGACTACAACGCCGCGACGGCGGGCATGACGCTCAGCATTGAGCGCTTGCCATCAGAGAGCATCGGCGTGTTCATGCTGACGTTGACCAATTGCGTCATCGGTAGCGCCATCAATGTGGAGACGCAGAGCGGCGCCGTCATTGAGAACCGAACCGCGGTGGCCTCCACCAACGTGTTTGCCATACCGGCCTACGTAAGCGGGAACCCAGCCAACAGCCTGCGCATCAAGGTCCGCAAGGGCAGCGCTGCGCCTTTCTATCAACCCTGGGAGACGCAGGCCGTGGCCACGGTCGGCGCCCAGTCTATTTTCGTGGCCCAAATACCGGACTGAACCATGCCTATCGCAACAGACTTCTCCGTCGATTCCAGCGGCAACTTGCGCCAGGTGGCCGCGTTCGTGCCCGGCACCAGCGCCCGCTACACCACACTCGAACTGCACGCCTGGCTGCAAGACCTGGCGGACAACCCAGCCGCGTCCGGCGACGACCTCGTGAGCATCCTGGGCGCCAACCCCTCGGAGCTGGCGGGTAAGCGCAATGCCTCGCGGCCCATGGCCTTGACCCTCCTGCCGACGCTCAACATCAATGACGCGACGAGCCAGTGGTTCAAGTTCGGCTCCGTCGAGCAAGGCGGCGGCAATGACCTCTACACCGGCCTGAAGATCATCGGTTCGCTGGTGCCCAGCAGCCCGGTCTACATCACGCAGTCCAATGCCAAGCTCACGAAGTATTGGGCTGACGCGGATGTGAACACGTCGTTTCAGATCCTGGTCAAAGCCAAGGCCGCAGGTGCGCTGATCGACGGCGGCAATGTCGTGGTCTTCAGCCGCAAGTACGGGCAGACCTACAGCCACTTTGACGCCAGCCTGGCGGCCGGTGGCGAGCAGTCGGCCGCGCTTTCGACTGCGCTGGACACCAATGTGGACTCAGGCGTGATGACGCCAGCAGTGGCCGCGGGCTACTTCGCCACGGCCATCGGCGGCACGGGTGGTTCATCGCCCAAGATCGCCATTGCCTACGGTGATACCTCGCAAGACCTGGGCGGCGGGCAGGGCAGCAAGCTGCACAAGGGCACGATCACGCTTGACGGTACCGTCACGCTGGCCCAGGCCTATCAAGCGCTCATGTGGGCGTGCAGCGAGTCAAGCAGCATCACCTTCAACTCGGTCCCTGGCTGGCGCTACCGCGTGCTGCCCGGTCAGGCCTACCCCGAGAACATTGCTGCGCCGTTCGGCACCTTCGCCGGTGGCCGGTGGTTCGTGGCTCAAGGCTGGTGGCTCACGGGCGTGCAGGCTTCGGATTCAAAGAACTACCAGCTGGTCAGCCACGACGGCACGACCGAGACGCCGCCGACCTCTATTGCCATCCAGGTGTCGGGTGTGGTGTCCGGTGACTACGTGTTGGTGGCCCGCGACAACGGCAGCGGCGGCTTTGTGCAGGACACGACGGTGGCCTCCACAGCCACGGCCGGCGCCACGAGCGTGACGCTGACCGCAGCCCCTGCCGACTCGCCCACGGCACCCGGCAGCCAGGCCTGCTACATCCGCATCAACGGCAACCGCCACACCTACACGGCACGCACCGGCAACACAGTGAGCGGCCTCTCGCCAGCGGTCCCGGCTGGTGGGTATGCAGCCGGCGTGGGCGTGTTCATCCCCTTCATTGACGCGGTGTCGGCCGGCAGCTCGATCCAGTCGGCCAACTTCCAGTTCGGCAGCAACTTCACGTGCCGCTACCGGGTGCGCAACGGCGGCGGCTCGCCCATCGTGCCGTTCGAGTCCACGCTGTCTGTGACCAGCAACGGCGGCTCAGGCACCGCGGTGCGCAACGCTGACGCCTGACGATGGCTCTGACCTTTCTTCCGGGATCCCTGGTGATCGAGTCGGACAGCTCGATCCTGGACCTGCCGGCCTTTCATGCAGCACTCCGCGATTGGGAGGACAGCGAGCAAGCTGCGGTCTACCCAGTCACGCACAGCTGGAAGGCCTTGGACCTAGGCGGCGGGGCTTCCTTCTATCAGTGCGACCTGGTCAACGGTTGGGTGCTGAAGTTTCCAGTCGTTGGGAACTATCAGATCGTGGGCAACCTGAACGGTGTGATCCAGCCGGTGCCGGGCGTGTATGTAGAGCGCAAGACCAGCGCCGCGTTCGTCACAACCGCTGTGGGCGGCAGCGGCCCTTCGACGGCAGACATTGCAGCGGCAGTGCGATCGGAGCTGTCGGCCGAACTGGTGCGGCTGATGGAGCTGGCAGCGCTGCATGGCCTGATCGCAGCGGCGCCTCTCACCGTGACGGCCAGCAGCCGCAGCGCGGGGGCCGTGGTGCAGTCCATCTCGGCCGATGCGGCTGGAAACACGACGGTCACCCGTGTTTGATGTTCGTGCGGTTGCGCTGCAAGGGGTCGGGTTCGGCCCGAGGCAGATGGCCGCTCAGGGCCTTCTTCATTCAGACGACCAGGTCGCGCCGCCAGTGCATCCGAACCGGTCTGGTGGTCGTCTGATGGGGGTCGCCTTCACGATGCCACGGCCGCACGCGCCTCGCCTGAGGAGCTCGCGCCGAGACGACATTCTTTTGCTCAAGCCATGACCACAGAAGCCCAAGCTTTCGCGCAGATTCAAAAGCTCACGCCTGAAGGCGCTGTTGCCTATCTGCAGGCTCGCAAGAAAATCTCGCCGACCTTTGGCTGGCAGGACCTGTGGCAGGAAGAGCACACGCAGCAGTTCACGATCAGCCGCCTGACCAGCGCGGATCTGCTGGCCAGCCTGCAGGACATGATCACCAAGAGCGTGCAGGGTGACCTGAGCCGGCGTGACTTTGGCCGTGATGCCAAGCAGCTGCTGGCCGACGCTGGCTGGTGGGGAACTTCTGAGGTGGTCGACCCGGCCACCGGTGAGATTCTGAAGACGACCTTCGACGCGAAGCGTCTGAAGCTGATCTTCGACACCAACACTCGCCAGGCCCACGCCGCCGGCCAGTGGGAACGCTTCCAGGCATCGAAGCGGACGCATCCCTACTTGCGCTACATCACCAAGCGAGACGAGCGGGTGCGGGCCGCACACCGGGCCTGGGACAACGTGACGTTGCCCGTCGACGATGCGTTCTGGAACAGCCACAGCCCACCGAACGGATGGCATTGCCGATGCCGGGTGGTGGCTGTGAACCAGGTCGACTTCGAAAAGGGAACCACGCCGAACAGCGAGCCGATGGTGAAGCAGCCGCCCGAGGTGATGCTGAAGGATTGGCTGAACCGACGGACTGGAGAAGTCGTGCGTGTGCCCGTGGGCATTGACCCGGGGTTTGGCTTCAATGCCGGCAAGGCGCGAGAGCTGGCTTTGCAGCGTGTGGTGCGCGACAAGCTGGTGAACTTGAGCGCACCTTTGGGCGCAGCTCTCTGGGACACCGTCAAAGCGGAGCTGCAGTCCACCCAATTGACCGAGTGCCAGGCCATGGTCCGCACGGTTGCCACCAACAAGCGAGCCAGCGGTCAAATGCTATTGGTTCATGTGATCGACGACGCAACGCAGGCCGCACTGTCCACCCAAGGTGTTCAGCTGAGCAGCGCCGCAGTGCTGATGCGCGACACCGAGGTCATGCATGCTCTGCGCGACTCGAAGGCGGCCCGTGGTGCTGCATTGCCTGAGTCGGTGTTCGCGGATCTGCCGACCTTGCTCCCAGGGGCACCGGTCTACCTCGATACGACCAACGACACGCTGCTCTATGTGGTGTCGTTGCCGGGTCAAGTCGGAAAAGTAGTGGTGCGTGTGAACTACGCGGAGAAGGGGCAGTTCGACGGGTCGCGAGCCAAGCTGACAGCCAACCATGTAGTGACAGGCGGGCTGATTGAGGCCTCGAATTTGGGCGCGACACACTACGTGCGGCTCAAGTAATCTGTGGCGAGCGGCGCCGGACTCGAACCGGATAATAGGTGCCGAGAAGGCCTCTAACCGTTCCCATTGGAAACAACCGCTCGCAGCAATTGTAGGAGCTTGATGTGCTGACTGTCACCGTCGAGAGCAAGGCCGTCACCGATCTGCTGTCCACGCTGCTGAAGCGCATGGGTGACCTCAAGCCGGCGATGGCCGGCATCGGCCAAGAGTGGAAAGCCGGGTCAGCGCCCGATTCGAGACAGAGACTGACCCGCTCGGTCGACCGTGGGCGCCCTGGGCGCCTTCGACAGCCGCCAACTATCCGGCGGACGGCAACCGCCGGCTCTTGGATCGGTACGGCGACATGCTCAGCAGCTTGAACCACCGAGCAGACAGCGACAGTGTCCGTATCGGCTTCGGTTCGCCGATCGCCACTTTCCATGAATGGGGGACCGTCAGGATGCCGAGGCGCGGCTTGCTCACCGACGACCCAGATGCGGGCACACTTGCGCCCAACGACGAGGTGGCCGTGCTGAGCATTCTTGACACCTTCTTGACCGGCGACATCTGAGGACACAACCGACATGGGCCGACTTCAGACCTTCCAATACTTGACACCAGAGCAGAACGCCATCGCGGACGCTTGCATTCGAAAATACAGGTTCGCTCGGCTTGATGTCGTCAAAGCGGAGTTGGAAGAATCAGGCATCCTGATTGGCCGTTCGGCGTTGCACCGATACATGAAGGGGCTCAGGATGTCCGACGGCTTTCAGATGGCCCAGGATGACGCCACCGTCGTTACCATTGTTGAACGCGCAACAGGTCGGGTCACAGTGCTAGCTACAGCGGTCGAGGCTGAAGCAATTGCCTCGTTTATTCTGAAACTGAAAGCGAAGCTCTGAATTTCCTGAGGCGAAAGCGTTTTTCCTCGTTCATTGCGCCGGATTCCATGGTGTACCGCCAAATCCCGGATTTATCTCGCCCGGCCCCCTGTGGATATCTCAGCCCCTCTCAACAAAGGCCTCGACCGTGCCGTCGCTGAGGTCCTGTCGGAAGATCTTGAAGATCTCGCCGTTGGAATTCTTGTTGTACTCGAAGCTGCGGCCCGGCGTGGTGTCTTGCGAGTAGTAGAGGTATTTGCCGTCGGGCGAAAGCGCGGGCTCGCCCAGGTCTTTCTGCCAGTTGGGCTTCTCGTTCAGCTGCACGCCCTTGTTGCCGGCTGCGGCGCCATCCACATGGAAGAGCCAGATCTCGCCCGAGCCGGCCGAGCGGGTGCCGGTGTAGTGCTTGCGCGCGGCGATGTACTTGCCGTTGGGGTGCCAGACCGGGTTGTTGAGCAGGCGGTAGTCTTCTTTGGTCACGGCGCGGGCGCCGCTGCCGTCGGCATTCATCACCCAGATGTTGTCGCCGCCGCCGGCGTCGCTCTGGAAGGCGATCTGGCGGCCATCGGGTGAGAAGCGGGCTTGCTGCTCCCAG